AGTCCATTGAATATTGTAATTACCAGTAAGTACGTTTCCTCTTGGTGAGTTTAAAGCAGGTGCATTATAACCAGCAGGTTTCAATATATCACCTTTTTTAAAGTGTTTAAAATCTTCTTTTACAATAAAAGCAAAAACAGTGTTTCCTTGTACAACCTTAATGTATTTTTTACCGTGATTTACTTTTGTTTTACTGTCATACGTCTTCAATTCAGTATCCCCATGTGAACCAGGTACTATTTCTTTTTTTCCATTAGAAGTATGGAATCTCTCATAGTCTTTTTTAGCACAATTCATCATTATTTTAATACCTTCTTCAATGTTTTTAGCAGTATAATTTACATTTATCATAGTGTTTTCCTTTTGTTTGTTTTATAAGTATAATTTACACGAAAAAGTCAAGTTCCTCAAGCAAAAAATGGTGAAAATTGTCCGATTCTTCCGTAACCCCTCGGCATTCTGGCGTGTATAGAACAAAATGTGAACAAAAACCCTTTATTTTACTCATTTTTTCCGTAAATTTGCCGATTCCTATAAATAGATTCGAATCATTCCCTATAATTTTAGAAAATAAACTTGAAAATTGCGTTGAAAAACACAAATTAACAAGGAACCATTCATGGCCGAAGAAAATAAAAACATCCTAGAAAGACTTGAAGAAAAAATTGACAATTTAGAGCAAAGAATTGAAGAAATTGAGTCAGTTTTAGAAATTGAAGCGCCACAAGATGAAGATTTTGATGAAGATGATGATGATAATAATGATGAAGATAAAGACTAAATAATAGTATAACTTTAGGCGCCTTTTTTTAAAGGCGCCGTAAAGAAAGGACACTAAAATGGCTAAAAATGACGAAGGTACAGAATTGTGTAGCGATTGCAATGCTCCTCAGCATTGTAATAATGTAAATACACAGGACAATTGTGATGATTGTAGATGTGCTGAATGTGTAGAATAATATAATAAAGGAATCATATAATGGCAAAAATGAGAATGTACAAATTTTGGAATGTAGCAGGTGAAGAAAAAGAAAAAGAAGCTTTGAGTTTAAAAAAGGCAGTAATGTCTGTTCAAAACGACTATAAAGATGATAAATTTATAAGTGTTGAATATATTAGTAAAAAAGGCAAATCAATAACAGACACAGTTAAAATACCTATGGGTAGAAAAATCAGACAGGCAATAGTTATTGAAAAACGAAGAGCTGAACAAAAAGCAAAATTAGAAGCAAGAAGAAGAAGTGCGTAATGCCAGCAATAAGCAGACAAGGTGATAGTTTAAGTACAGGTCATATATGTTCAAGTACGACAACTTTAGCAACACCTCTACAATCAACAGTAAGAGCAAATAGTATCTTAATATCAGTTGTAGGAACCCCAACTGTTGCACATCCATTTCCCCCAAATCCTCCATGTGCTAATCATGTAGCAAATTTAAATGCAGGATCGAATACAGTTAGAATTAATAGTATACCTGTAGGTCGTATTGGTGATAGTGCAGACGCAGGTGCAATGACATCAGGTTCTTCTAATGTCTTTAGTGGATAGTGTATAAATATTAGCACTATGGCACTATCTAACTATGACGCACAAAGCACTAACAATTCAAAAAGATCAAATAGAACATACAGCGATCTAAATTTGAATTTTACAAGAAATCCTGCAACAAGTGATGTTGCAAGATTGACAGATGTTGAGGCAGTAAAAAGATCAGTTCGTAATTTAATATTAACAAACAGATTTGAGAAACCTTTTCATCCTGAGATTGGTTCAAGTGTTAGAGATTTATTGTTTGAAAATATTAATCCACTAACTGCTGTGTTATTACAAGATAGAATAGAAGAAGTTTTAATAAACTTTGAGCCAAGAGTAAATATAAATCAGATTATCGTACAAGATGATATAGCAAGAAATCAATATAAGGTAACAATTTCTTTTTATGTTTTAAATAGACCTGAACCAGTTACCATAACAGAATTTTTACAAAGATTAAGATAAGATGGCAAGTAAATTAAATATATCACAATTAGATTTTGATAATATCAAAGCAAATTTAAAAAGATTTTTATCACAACAAAATACTTTTAACGATTATAACTTTGAAGGATCAGGTATGTCTGTTCTATTGGACTTACTTGCTTACAATACTCACTATCTTTCTTATAACGCAAATATTTTAGCAAATGAAATGTACATTGACACAGCTGACTTACGAAACAGCATTGTGTCTTTGGCAAAGGCATTAGGTTATACACCTAATTCACCAAGAGCACCAATGGCAGATTTAACCATTGTTGTTAATGGTGCTTCAGGTTCTTCTTTAACAATGGCTGCTGGTACTAAGTTTCAAACAACTGTAGATAATTTAACTTACAATTTTGTGACAACAGACTCTACAACAATTTCGCCAGTTGACAATGTTTATACTTTTTCAAATGTAAAAGTTTACGAAGGTACATATGTAACCTATCAATATACAGCAAATACCTCAGACTTAGATCAAAGATTTTTAATTCAATCAGCAAATGCTGATACAACAACTTTATCTGTTCAAGTACAAAACAGTCCTACTGATACAACAATTAATACTTACACAAAAGCAACTTCAATTACAGAATTAGATAACACATCAAAAGTTTATTTTTTACAAGAAGCTGAAGATGGTAAATTTGAAGTTTATTTTGGTGATGATGTAATTGGTAAAGCACTTGAAGATGGTAACGTAGTTATTTTAAAATATGTGGTTACAAATAAAACAAATGCTAACGGTGCTAGTTCATTTACTCTTTCAGGTAACATTGGTGGTTTTAGTGATGTAACCATAACAACAAATTCAAATGCAGCTAATGGCGCTGAAGCTGAAACAAAAGAAAGTGTTAAGTTTAATGCACCTAAATCATATTCTGCTCAGGACAGAGCGGTTACTGTTGAAGATTATAAAGTTAAAGTAAATGAGTTATATGCAAATGCAAAATCTGTATCTGCTTGGGGTGGTGAAGATAATGATACACCTTTTTATGGTAGAGTTTATATTTCAATCAAAGCAAAATCAGGTTCTAATTTAACTCAAACAACTAAAGATGATTTGGTTACTCAATTAAAAAAATATTCAATTGCTTCGGTTACACCAGTAATTGTTGATCCAGAACAAACAGATATTTTATTAACTTCTAATGTTAAATATAACGAGCAGTCAACAACTAAAACTACTGCAACATTAAAAACTGATATTACCAATTCATTAACAAATTATAATGATAATACGTTAAATCAATTTGATGGTGTGTTTAGATATTCAAAAGTTTTAGAATTAATTGATGACGCTGATACAAGTATTTTATCAAATATAACAACTTTGAAAATAAGAAAAACATTTACGCCAACTTTAAATAGTGCAACAAATTATACAGTTTCTTATTCAAACGCATTGTACAATCCACACTCTGGACATAATGCAAGTGCTGGTGGTATTTTGTCAACAACAGGTTTTAAAGTATCAGGAGATACAACAAACATTTATTTTTTTGATGATGATGGTGCAGGAACAATTAGAAGATATTATCTAGTTGGTTCAGTTAGAACATACGTTGATAATTCTGCTGGTACTATAGATTACAGCGCTGGTACTTTATCAATTAATTCAGTTAATATTACAAGTATAGAAAATATAAGAGGTTCAGCTTCGACAGTTGTTGAATGTACTGTTGTTCCTAATTCAAATGACATAGTGCCTGTAAGAAATCAAGTTATTAACATTGATGTAGCTAACAGTTCATTTACGGTGACTGCTGACACTCTTGTAGGCGGTTCTGCTAATGCTGGTGTTGGTTACACAACAACATCTAGTTATTAGTAATGGCAGACTTTAAAGATAAAATATCTCATATAATAAAACATCAAGTACCAGAGTTTGTACTTGAAGATCATCCTTATTTTTTAGATTTTGTAAAAGAGTATTACAAATTTTTAGAGTGTGCTGAAATAAAATTAACCGACATTGGAACACCTAATTCTTTATTATTAGAAAATCAAACAACAAATATAAACCGATTAGTTCTTAACGCTACAAATAGACAAAAAAGAGATGACGGTGATAATTTATTATTAGAAGATTCAACTATAGGTGATTTTATAAATGGTGAGATTATTACAGGTTCTACATCAGGCGCTACAACAACAGTTTTAATAGAAGACATAGACGCCAACAGTAGATTGTTTGTTTCACATGATAATAAATTTGAAGAGGGTGAAACTATTACAGGTTCAACTTCAGGTGCAACTGCAACAATATCAACTTATAGAGCAAATCCAGTTCAAAACATACAACAACTTTTAGACTATCCTGATCCAGATAAAGTTATACAAAGTTTTTTAACTAAATTTAGAAATGCTTTTTTACAATCTATACCTGAAACTTTAACAACGGGTTTAGATAAAAGAAAATTAATAAAAAATGTTAAGTCATTATATAGAGCAAAAGGAACTAAAAGAGCTTCAGAAATATTTTTTAGATTGTTATTTAATGAAAATGCCAATTTAACTTTTCCTAAAGATAATATGTTAAGAGTATCTGATGGTAAATGGGATACTCAAAAAGTTTTAAGATGTACTGAAGTAGGTACCTCAGACGCTTTGAATTTAATAGGTCAAACAATTACACAAGCAAATAATCCTGGTGACGCTGGTATTAATCTTGCAACAGCAATAGTAGAAAATGTATTTAAGTTTTCTATTGGTGGTGAAACTATTGTTGAAATAGT